CGCCTGCACTTCCAAATCCCTTTGACCAATACCAAACTTCAATAGATAGATTTCTTGTTTGATAAAGATTTTCTATTAATGTTTCATAGTTTGTAATGTTGGCCATGAGTTCAGGAGCAAAAAGAAGAACTCCATTTGCATTTGCTCTCCATGCTTTTTGATTTCCAACAACATTTAGTTCTTCATCAGCCTGAACATTAACATCCATATATTCTCTGGTAAAGTTATTAACATTCCAGGTTCCATATTCTACAGGTTGTGCTTGTCCATCTTCAATATAAAACACTGGGTTTAAATTCATAACTAGTGAAAAATAGTTAGGTGCCGTAGATGCTATGCCGCCAGGCATAGTTGCTGATGCTCTAAATGGCTGTCTTGCAAGTATTGGATCTCTAAATAATGCACTTGCTGTTAATGCTTCAGAACTATAGTTTACATCTCTGTTTGTTATAAGATTAAAGTTGTCTGGTGCTAACGCAGAAGAGTTGAATGGATCTGCATTTATTGTTACGTTTTCACCAGTTCCAAATCCTGGAGTTGGGAATGTTACAGATGCTGTAAAAGATGTTGAAATATTAACACTGTCTCCAATTACTGCGACAATGGTTGGCATTGGTAATAACATAGTGGCAGTCATTAATTCTGCATTATGTGAAACACTTATTCCAGGAGGACCAACCAAAGTTGATTTTGCAACTGCATTAATTTCTGCAATACTTGAAGATGTTACAGAAAGATAAGTTCCAGCGTATATATCCGAAACTTCAAATGTTGTTGCTTCAAGAGCACCAGTTCCTGTAATTACTGTTGCATTATCTCCAATTCCTAAATTTCCATTTATAGTTCCAGAAGGTGATGAGACTGTTTGTGAATTTATCAGTACTCCATCAAGATATATTTCTGTATAAACTCCAGCAATAGATTGGTTTTGTCTAACAGCAACATAATGCCATTTTTGATCATCTAGTCTTGTTGGAGAAGTAACAGATGTTCCTGTGTTTACTACAAATGTTACCTTTCCTTTGTTAGCATTATTTGCTGCGCCACCAATAAGTGTTGCAATAATTGTTTTATCTGTTGTAGCAGTCATGCCACATGAAACTAATTGATAACTTGTATCGTGTACAAGTGAATTTGAAAGGGTAAAGTTTGTTTTAAAGAAATAGCCAATAGAACTGTTTCCATCTTTTAATGGTTGACTCATAGTTGTGGTTAGTCTAATATCTGGCGGAGTGGAATCAGTTGAACCTCCAAGCGAAAAGACCCAAGATCCAGTTCCTCTAACTCCGCCACCCACATTTAAATATGGAGTAATGCTGTCTGTATTTCTTGTACTCCAAACAGCAGTTCCATAATTATAAGAACCCAAGTTTGTTGGCTTATTAAATGTAGTGTAGTTTGGTGTTTCATTAAATTGCCAATACAGTTCTGGAGAATAAGAAAGAATTTTATCAGAAAGAACAACGGTTGATTGTGTGCTAATTACTGGATCTACAAATAATGCTGTTGCTGTGATTGGAGTTGCTGCAGGAGCAATAGAAGGGTCAGTTCCTAAATTATAAATTTCTAAAAGATTTGATGCTGTAATTGCAGTAGCAGATGAAACAAATACATTTGCAACATTAAATATTGGATTGGTTGAATCGGGATTAGGAGAACCTATCAAAAGTCCAGTTACGTTTGTAGACAATGTTCTGGTTACTGAATTTGTTTCTACTCCATTAATATAATATTTTGTTGATGTACCGTTTACAATTACAGATATAAGATACCACTCATCAACATTGCAAGTTACTCCAGTAGTGACTGGAGTTGTAGCGCTTGTAGTTGAAACAGTAAAAGTATTTGGACTACTACTTGTAGAACCTGAAATGAAAAAACCAAATCCTGCTGTAGCGGAATTTGGAGAAAATAGTATTGGGTTAGCAGATAAATTTGATCCTGTTGGAAGTTGTGAAAACTTTACCCAACATCCTGCTGTAAAGTTTCTATCATTTATTGCTGATAGCAAAGTGGCCTGAGTTGTTCTAACTCTTGAGCCGCCAGTACCTGCGCTTTGTAAATCAAACTTCCAAGAACCACCTGATCTTAAAGGACCAACAGTTGATTCGTATGTTGGTGCAACACCAGCGACAAGAGACCAATCAGCAGAGGCAGCCTGTAAAAGTGTTCCTGTTTCTGTTGGAGGTAGACCGTAGGCATAATCTAATTCAATACCTTTTTCAATTCCGTAACTGTTAATCTTGTCAAATAATATGCTCATAAAAAAAGACTACGCCTATTACAGCGTAGTCGTTCCTCCTGTCAATACTAGTTCTGGATTAATTCCTGAAAGGCTGTGTCCATTGATTGATGGAGTAGGTAGAGAGAAGCAGGTCCAAGTTGAGCGGAGATGTAGGCTATGGCAAGCCTTAATTTCTACCTTAATGGTAGGCTCAACTATATTTGATATGAGTCCAATAGTTAGTGGACCTGCTTCTACTCTAATGTTCATTACGCTACTGTAACTCTTACGATTCCTGTTGAATCCCAAGTAATTGTGAAGTTACCGTTTGATGAAGACTGGTCTGAACCAAAGTCAACATATCCAATTAATGGACGAGTTGCGTTAGTTGCAGGAGATGCATCATAGATAACTGCATAACGAGCAGTGATTGTTGATGAAGCCCAAGTTGTATCATCAGCATCAAGAACGATTACGTTTGTTGCTGAGTTATATGTATTGGTCTTGTTAGCAAGAGTGTTTCCACCTGCTGTGTAACCTGTACCAGTTACTTCGTTTGCAACAACATCATCAAAATAGTTGTGTGCATCCTGGTTTGGTGTGTATGCATTTGTTAGCAAAGCGACCTTGATTACATCTGAATCCCAGTCAATTTCCTTGTTAAATGCTTGCGAAATAAATTGTCCGTATAGTTGTGATGGCATGTTTTATTCCTCCCCTTATGCTGTCTTCTCAACGATTGCGAATGCGTCTGCATCTGCAACAGCAAATCCACGACGAATGCGAGTCTTGAGAACGACACCATCTCTTGCAAATTCTGCATCACGAGAAACAACTGACTCTACTCCACCACGAACACCGTTGATAAGCATCTGACGGTTACCTACGATAAGTAGGGCGTTTCCTGTTGGTGAATCTGTTGCTGCTGCTGATGTTGCTGCACCGTATGAAACTACCAATGGATATCCGAATAGAGATCCTGGAGTTCCTGCTAGTGGATCTGGTAGAACTAGGTCAGAGTTACCCTTGACCATTCCACGAATTTCCTTAAGCATCTTTGGGTGAGCCATCCATACAGTGTTGGCTGCATCAAACTTTGAAGAGTTTTCAACAAAACCAAGTGCGTTGTTGATGTCATCATATGACATTGCTCCACCTGTTTGGATGATCTGTGATACTGGTGCTGTTGGGCTTGTAGCCACTGCACGATATAGAGATGTATACGGCTGACCGTCATCTCCGTCGCCTGCTGCTGTTACGCCAAGGCAAGCATTATCAAACTTACGAGCAAAACGAGATGCCCATTCACGCTTGTAAACTGAAAGTGTATCAACGAGTGAATCGTTAACATCTTCCTCTGAGATATGCATCAATTGTGCATACTTTCTTGCTGTCAATACGATTTCGTCTAGAGTTGGATCTGATGCAGGAATTTCTGCGCCTTCTGCTACCACTGTAGGTGCATCTCCAACAAAGCGAGGTACTGACTTAGTACGAGAAGCCATTGCTTCACGACGGGCAAAACGCTCTACAGCAGAGTTAGCAATGAGATCCTGGATTACTGTGGACCCCTGCTCTTCTAGGATGTAGCCGTTAGCCTCTGTTAAATCAACACGACTAATTGTCATTTTATCCTCCTATGGATATATAGTTTATTAAATTGTAATGTGAATCGTCTAATTCATATTTTGTTATAGGGCAAGCGTCCACTTACTCCCAATAGGTCTATTATAGCATTTAATTGCTATAACTTTCCAAGGATTTTGGCAGCCTGCAGTTGTGTTGCAGTGTACTGAGTGCTAACACTTGCCTTTACAGCAGTATCTGCTTGACCTCCAACACGAAGTTTAGGATCAAATATTTCTGGAAGGTCTTCCTGAAGTTGCCTGAATTGGTCTTCAAATCCAACAACATCAAGATTTTCATCAAACTCAAATTTAGTCAAATCCATAAACTTGAGAAGTCTTCTTGGTTCTTTGACTCCTTCAGCAGAAATCTTTTGCAAAACCTTCTCGTGAAGAAGTTTTCCACTAAACTCTGCTATCTTTTGATTAGTGCTATTTAGATCAACTTCAAGTTGTTCTTTTTGTTCCCTGAACTTTTTGGCATCAGCCTTTGCACGGTCTAAAGCAGCAAGAACTGCCTTTGGATCATTCAAAGTTGCTTCTTCAGTTGTTACTTCAGGTGTTACCTGTTCTTCTGTGTTATTCGTTTCCAATTTCGCCTCCTGTGGCTTCCATCATAACATTATTGGTATTTGTATTTTGAGATAAAGTAGTTAATGATTCTTCTGTTGCTGCTATTGCTCTTGCAACTTCCAAATCATAACCCATTTCAATTAGAACTTGCTCAAGAGATACGCCAACTACTCGCTTCTTTACAGCAACCTCCCAAGCATCTAAACTATCAATGCTTTCAATGTCTTTCCATCTGACTTGAACATTTGGTTCCGCAGAATTTTCCATCTTTAGAATAAATCTAAACATATCTGCCCAAGTTGAACCAAAAGTAATTTGACGATCTTTTACCTTTGCGATAAGTGGTGATTCTGCAGTTCTGAGAGATTCTCCAGAAGGAATGCTTCCAGTCTTCTCAAAATAATGCAAAGGTGTGTTTGTAATTGAAGCCATAGCACGAACAAAGTCCTTAACTGGTTCTGTAAATACTTTGTGATCAGCAGGAGCAAACTCTCCAACTTTATCAACACCCTTAAGATACCAAAGTTCTCCTGGGCCATTCTTTAGGCGACCAATGTTTTCTTCTTCTGTTCCTGTTTCGTCAAAGTCTTCAAATTCAGAAGAGTTTCCTGAACCACCAAGAGCATAACGCTGTGGTGCTCCTTGATAATCAACAGTAATCATATGTGTAGTCATCAATTTGTTAATTGCATCTTGTGGTCCGTAAGCATCTGTGTGCTCTGGACGGCCATATTGCTTGGATGTGCGGAAATGGAATACTGGAACCTCTCCCCAAGGATTTTCCACTACAGAAACTGGCAAGAATCCGTTTGCAGAAACAATATTTACAACTTCTCCAGGCATTGTGTACTTTTCAATGCGATCTGCATAGTACATGTTCAGATGTGAAGTCTTCTTTGTGTGATCCATTGGATCTTCTGACTGCCATAATTTTGCGGCAAATCTCTTAATTCTTGGGTTCTCATCATCATAGACCATTACAGTTGTAAGTGGTGAGTTATAGTCTACTGTTGTGTTTCCGTTGATATCTGTCCAAACAATTGCGTAGCAATCGCCATAAACAAGTGCACGACGGTGAATTTCATCTGCATCAATCTGCAAATCATTCATTTCCCAGATATCTTGAATTTTTTGGTTTGCTTCCTCTGTGTTTGCTGTTATATTAGCAATTTCTAGACGATTAAGAACTGAATCTACTACAGTTCTAGCAAAGTTAAATCTAAAATTATTTTTGATGCCTCCCAATACACGAAGCCAACGATTATCAGAGAAAACCTCTAAATTGGTACCTTCGTAGTATTCTTCAGCAACTAAATAAGTATTTCTTCTATCTACTATTGTATCAATAGCCTTTTTAATGTCAGACATGTTGTCTCCTCAAATAATTTATTTGTTTTGTTTCTAGTTTTACTGCTTTGTTATCTAAGAAATACAAGATGCCAGAAACAACGGAATCAAGTACATCCTCATGCGATACCTTTGGAAAGGACCACATCTGTTCTTCCAGTACTGGGAAATGTGCTGTGTGTCGCACTTTTCCTTGTTGGTAGAAATTTAAAGCCTTGCCAGCACGAATCTGCTTTGAAAGACTTTGTGATTTGGATCTATATTTTGCAGGGACGGCTTTGAAAACATCTTTCCAAAGATCACCACCTTGGTTAACTTCAACATAAAGTACACCAACATCAAATTTGTCTACAAGATAAGCAACTTTATCTGCTATCTCTGATGGAGACATCTTGACTTGTTCAGCATGGCGTATATAGATATTGGCTTTGCCTAAACTATCTACGCCTCTAGACAATACAGATATACCCGTATAGTCAGAGATTTTATTTTTTGTTACGGCTGGGTCAATTGAGATAATAGTGTTGCCGTAATCTTCTAATTCTTCAATAATAATATCTTCGTTAGTCCAGAATGTTCCATCAGTATTTATTGGACGGTTCATATAGTTTTTCGCAAAGTCTCTTAGGTGTCTTTGTGACTCAAGCCACTCCAAAGGCCACTTTTCAGGCCATACAGAGCGTTCTGAACCATCGTCGTTAGGCATGATTGCTGGATAGTAATGTACCGTCACATTCTGGTCTTTAATCCAAGATAACTCAGGATCATCATAGCCTTCGCCATATTTTCTAAACTGATCCATTACTGAGTTAGGCATAGTGGTCGTTCCCACAAAAATCATACGAGCATAGATATTCATAGGAGCAATATCGTCAAATACGGTATTTTTCTGCTGCCCTGCCTGGTATTCAGAGTAGTTCTTTTCGCCTTTCTCAATATCGTCAAGAATGATTAGGTCTGGACGCTGGCCAAAGACCTTCTTTCCTAAAGAGTTAGTGTCAATACCATTAGCATCAAAAATAAAATCGTTGCTCTGAATAATACGCCAAGAATTTGATGCCATGGCACGACCTGAAGAATTAACAATTTTAGGCTTGCACAGGTCTGGATAATCTTCAATAAGGTATTCATTTGACTCCAATTCATTTTTAAAGGTCATAAGGTGGGTTTCGGCCTGGGATGCAGCATCTGAGAAAGCGGCAATAAACTTAACATGCCCATGAGCAGCAGCCCACATGGGTAAAATTAGAAAAATCCAAGTAGATTTGCCACATTCTCTTGGAGCAATGAAAGCATCACGATTTTCTTTAGGGTTTTGTGGCTTATGTATCCAAGATTTTCCATATTCTGCTAAATCAGTATGAAATTCAGACAGAGTTATCTCTCCATGAGGATTCATAAGGTGATGAGGCAAATATATCAAAGCAAATAGCAATGGATCATACTTAGTTAACTCTCTACGCCCTTCAGAAAAGGATAGGAGTTCTAAGGGAATGCCGTCTAAAATATCAGTTGCTAACATTTACCCCTTCTTCGCCAAAATCTCATAAATATGATCTACTCGTTCTTCAATTTTTTCTAACTTCTTGCTATTAATCTCAACTTTATCTTTAATGCTAGTGCCACTATTAGGTCTAAGTTCTGCTAAGGTTTTGATCATATATCTCATCATTCCAAAGAATCCTCCTGTTACGCCTAACACTATTACTCCTATTGCTGATATGGCTTCTGGTGACATTATAATACCTTTCCAGATTTGGTTTTGTGGAGAATATTTTTTGCAGACAGCGAAATTTGTAAAAAGATAACGGCCTTCCTAACGGGTACCCCTATCATATCAAACCTCACTTGTCAAACCTTCTTTTATAAAACCTTTGTTTCTCATAGCCTCATTACGAGCCTTTGCTTCATTCAATAGATCTATAATGGCCAAGTCTTGTCCATCCTTCTGTCTATTCTCATTGATAACAGTAGACTTTCCTTCTATGAGATTGATTGTTTGTATTGCTTTATGGACAGCATTGGCCAATTTGTTTAAACCATCGCTATCAAGAGCATCTTGCATTAGGGCTTCTACACATCTATCTAATACTGCTTGTGCTGCTATAAGTTTTTCTTTATCAGAATAGAATACTCTTAAATCCCCCGCCATTTTCGCCAGGGTATCAATAGTAGGCATATCTATATTGCGCTCTACAAACCACTTTTTGGCGGTATGGTAAGACTTTGGATATTGTAGGTATCTAAGTGTTGGACCAATACCCATTTCTTTGGCTGTCTCTATAAATTCTGTTATTTGTTCTTCTGTAAATTGTCTATATCCCACGATATCCTCCTGTAAGGTTTGATAGATAGAAAAATTTGGCAGAATTTGACATTACGGCGCATCTTTGATAGAATTCCCACCAATATAAAACCATCATCTCAAATATCATCCATCTTCTCTAACAGACCTTCTATCAT